TTGCGCCGCCGGGCATGTTACTCAAAACATTAGAGTAACTCTGCAACTGCCTATAGTACGGATCAACTCCACCAGCACCGGGGGCTGTGGCAGCTTGCATACTCCTAGACATACCGGGATTAGTGCCGTAATTACTAACGTTAAAGGCAGTTAATGGGTTGGTATAGTTGGCCGCTTGTTGCTGGTATATAGGCTGGTAAAACTGGCTTGATTCCTGATAGCCAGTAATGTTGTCTGCATAGTTTGGGTCGTAAATAGGTTTGCTGTAATCCAATGTAGACGGACGATAGCTATTACCAGACTGCACTAACGAGCCAGTTCTATCACCGCTTCCATAGGTTTGGAAAACAGGCGGGGGAGCCGCAGAAGCCATACGGGGAGGGGGAGGAGGAGGGGGAGGAGGAGTAGGATCACCACCACCACCGCCACCACCGCCAAAATGGTACAGGCGAGTGCCATCACGGGCATAGCCGTTGTGTTTGTTTGGAATTAGCATAGCTTTTCCTTACGCTGGAACGTATTGGCGGGGGTTGATCTCTCGACCTTGAGCTTTACGACCAGTACGGGCTTGACGAATTTTATTCATCATTGCGTACAGTTGCTTGGCACCTGCATCGGTTGAGCCATTACCAAGGTGAGAAACCACATCGGCGGGGACAACAAACTCGCCGTCTGCTAGACGTGCAGGGCGCTTGCCAGAGATGTTTGCAGGAATGCTGTCAGACATGCCGTCTCCGGGGCCTTTAAGCATACGGCCACCATCAGAGTAGCTGCCTAGATTGGAAATACCGCCAGAAGCCATTGCTTGGTACATAGGCTGCTCACCAACCATACGGTCGTAGCCACCCAAATCGGCAATACCACCTTCAGCGCCGTAAAAAGCAGAGCGATAGGATTCGGGGTTGAACTTGAACCGTTTCAGTGGGCCATCGTATTCTTCAGGCTCTTTTTGCTTTTTCTTTGCGCCAGCACCGGCCAAGGCTGAAGAAGCGGCAGTCATTGGGTCGGCTTTTATTGAAGCTATTGGGTCTTTCATGAACTTCTGCATACCCTCCGTAAAAGTTTGCGGGCCAGCGGGAGCAGCAGGGGCAACAGGGGCAGCAGATTTTGCTAAAGAATAATTGGCGCTGGGAAGATCAACAGGTTTACCTAAAGAATAATTAGGGGAAGCAAAATTACCTACATCTGCCTTCAATACAGAAGTATTGGCCACCCCACTTGGCGCAGTGGCGGGCGCGATAGTGGCTGGTGTGGTATTGGGGATAATGTCGTTTGTTCTTGTTAACGGATTCCAAGCAAAGTTTTCAGCGGGTGCCGCACTAAGAATTTGATTAGTAGTACCAGCAGGCAGGCCATTTGCCAGAGTTGTAATTCCCGCCGGGTTAGCCGCAGTTGCAATATTTGTAGCCGTGCTTGGGGCAGCCGCAGCAAGAGGGTCTAAAGCCGCAAGACTATTACCAAGATTGCCACCAAGAGTAGTACCCAATGTACTTGCGGCAGTACCCCCAGCAGTACCCGCCGTAAGCCCAGTACCAGTTAAAGTACCCGCAGTAGTACCAGCCGCGCCCAAAGCACCGCTAATACCGCCACCAATACCACCACTCAAGCCTCCAAGGAGAGCGCCTTTTAACGGGTCGCCACCAGTCAAAGCGGCAGTACCGCCGCCCATTGCCGCGCCCATCAGCATTGCTTCACCAATTCCGCCCATAGCCATAGCGTTCTCCTCAGTTAAATTACATTTTAGTGCTAAGGAGTCATTGTGCCAACTGCACCAGACCCTGAAACACCAGTTAAATTTCGAGTTATTGTGCCCCCAACAGGCCCAACACTGCCTACCGCTCCGGAACCTTGTACCCCAAACAGCCCAATCGGCACCTTTATACGCAGCACATTTGTGCCTGTTTGTAGCGTACCGCCTTGCGTATCCCTGTACACATCGCCTACACGTAGGCTGTCGTAATCCGCATCAGTGGGTAGTGTGCCTATATCCAGATTCAACGCCGCCAAGTTCAATTGCTGAACAGTATTGATGTTGTTGAAGAACAACCGGATCACGTTACTTAACGCATTCATGTACGACTGGTCATATTCCTTTGGGGCTTGCGGAATATTGGGAGCCGCTCGGTTTTGGAGCATCGACATTTATCTACGCCCGTCAGCTTTGATGTCAATACGAGGAGCACCTAGTTGCCATGTTGTACCAATTTGATCCGAGGATATCTTAAAAATCATCTGGCGACCACGAGCACGGGTATAGATGATTCCCGTGTACTCTTCGGTAATGACGTAGTTGGAGCCTTTGGTTACGTTAGCCGCAGCCGTATTGCCAGTGCCAGACCCCGAGCTTTGCATGGGGAACAGCGTCATGGTCACGGCAGGTGTAGGGCTGGAAGACGAACCCTCAAACGTCAAGTCAGGAACAATCCGCCATACATAGCCAAAGTTGTGGCCATCTCCAATGTCAAATTCAGAAGAAGAGATGTTGGCAAGCAATGCGGTTTGCGTACCCAGCACATAAGAATCCACACCATCTTCGTGCTGCACCAATTCGCTATCGTACGTAGCGGCAACAGGGCGGGACAACAAGCCAGAATCCAGCCAAGCCGAACGACCCAACTCACCGAAAGACCATACATTTTCTACGTAGTTGTAGATCACATAGCGGTCGCTTGCTTCTGCATCTGCCGAGCAATAGAACCACCAAATTTCGTTAAAGCCTTCGTTTGTACCCGCATAGACTTGTTGAGCCTGCTAAGCGTTGAAGTCGCTAAAAATATAACGGCGCAAGTCGCAGTTCAATGTTTGCACACGACCATCGTACTTGTAGAACTTGTCAATCCCCATCCAGTACACCGCACCAGAGGCAATAACAGCGGCATTAGGGCCAACGATAGACACGTTGTCAGCAATCAGTTGCGCTGTCCAAACAAAGGGTGGGCCTACGTACTGATACGAATAGATTGAAGAGTCCGTGAACACCACGATCTCTTGGCGGGACTGGACGGCTGTAATGATGGCCGAGCCGTGGGAGAGTTGCAAACTACCTGCTTGGTTGGTAGCTTGAGGCGACCATGTAAACGGGTCTTCTTGGTCTGACCAGCGGATCAGCATTGGGTTTATGGTAGTACTACCATAGTCATTTGTACCAAATACAATCACAAAACGGAACGCATCTGAGACAAGAAGAAAATTCTGGAATAGGGGCGTATCGTCATCTCCCGCATCTGCCAAATCAATACCGCGTTGGGATATACGTTGAGTGCCTGATTGGCCACCCGATGTTGTGATTGGTGTACCCTGAATAGTGGTGGAGACATTAAATGTGCCACCCGTAGAATTTACGACAAAGTAGACCTGCCCCACGACCAAACCAGTGGGCAAAAGACCTGTAGTTGTAAGCGAAATTGTTGTGCCATCAGGAAACGAGAAGCCAGAAGGCAGTGTGATAACGCCGGGGGCTGCAATAGAGATAGTAATCTGGATAGCGGAAAAGCCTACGTTGGCATTCCAATAATAAATGCCTTGGCCACGCGCCCCGTAGATTAAGTCTTCGCCAAAGTTTTGCTGGTTCCACAACTGAAGAGAAGTAACATTGCTTGAGCCGACACCCCAAGTGCCACCACCCCATGTACCGCCGCCCCAGCCAATCAAAGGAATTTGATAAGACGGCCCAGTATTAGTTTCGTATTGTGTTACGACCGTACCGCCGCCGGGGGAGCCGGAAGCATCTGCGGCTGTGGCAGTGGCTGACACTGTGATGGTGTAGGTGTTGTTGTTGACAAAGGTAATCTGGAAAGTGCCGGTTAAAACACCTGCCGTGATGTTGCCACCAAGTCCTACGATACCCGCTCCGCTATAAATAACAAAGTCACCCCCAACGCAACCGTGGTTTGTTTCAGAGACTGATATAACGGCTGAACCATTGGTAGCCGTAAACGGGTTGGTCAGCGTAATTGTTTTGCGGATAGGAGTGATGTCATAGTACAGACCCCCGCTCATAATGTAGAACTTGAGGTTTGTGCCAACGCCAACTAGGTTTAGTGACGCAAGGGTAATCCAGTTAAACAATGAACGGCAGACACCAAGGAATACACCCGCAAACTGAGTCCAGCCACCAATCTTCTCAGGGTTGCCTTGACGAAAACGAATCTTGTCGCAATCATACCAACCACCTTCGGTTGTGTACCGTGTGTTTTCCCGGTTAACCCCCGGCTTGAACAAGAATTTTTGTAGCGGCATATCTTATTTTCCCATGAATCAGGCAAAAGGTCGAGTGCCTACCTTGTCAATGATAAGCGCCTGTCTACGTGGGGTTCCGTCTGGGGTGTTTGTCACGCTGATATGCGTCCAAGAATCGAACTCACGGATGATCTGGTCAAATGGCAAGCCCGCAGCAATCACAGCCTTGACTACCGCATCAGGGGTCATTCCGGGAACACGGAGGTCTGCCGCGCAGCCCACCCTATGTTGACTGGAATCTCGGCTTCCAACTGAGTCGTTTACAGCTTTTGACCTGAACCCAGAGTTCACCATGATTGGTTTGCCATCCAGCGTTTCCTTGACCTGCTCCAAGAACTCGGCCAGCCGCAGAAGGTTTGCCAACTCTGAGTCGTTGGGTGTATTGTCAAACTGACGGTGGCTGGTGGCAGTCAGTTCTTCAAGGGTAAAGTGTTCGGTAAGATTCATTTTTTACTCAACAAATCTGTCTTGGCCTGAGAGCCAGCGGATGAGCCAAAATAATATGCAATGATGCCCGTCCAAGCTGTGCCGAGGCTTCCCAACATCATCAGGATGGCGGGGTTGCTGCTGTCCACTTTGCCAATGAACATCATTGTCATGATTCCGAAAAAGCCCAGTGTGACTGTGCCTGCAAGTATTGGTGGCATCAGGCTGCGGGTCTTGGACTGCATGTCTCGTGCAGACTTGCGGTCTTCAACTTCCAACTTCTCAAAATTTAAACCAAGCTCTTGCGCTTGTCTCTGCAACTCAATTTCGGCAATCTTGACTTGAGCAATCTGGTCTGCTGTTAATTTGTTGCTAGAGATTAGGTCGCCCACCTTCTCCGGGTCAACGCCGATTGCTTTGGAGATAGCAGAGACAGCCATGCCTGCAAGTGGGCCACCTAGTGCCGTAGCAATTGTTGGTGCAATTTGTTTTAGCCAGTCCATTGTTTATCTCCTCTGAAAATCACATTTACCAGCGCATTGTTCAAGAATTGTAAAAGACAGATAGGCAACAAACCCTATCAGGGCAAAGAATACTAAGGCCAGCAACACAATCTCAAGCGCCTCGTCAACTTCTTTTTTGTGCTTGGCAGCGGCTTCTCTTTCTCGCCTAGCATCATGAGCCGCTTCAACATCCATTGCCGCCGCTCGTTCTTTTATCTTGTTCCAGACATCCACTTTACCAGCCTGCATAAACAACAACTGCAACTCAGCCTCAAACCTTTTTGCTTGGTCAAGAGCCATCTCAATTTGGATGGCAACTCCCATGCTGGACTTGGACTTCTTGGCTTGAGACACAGCCTTTGTCGCCGTACTCTTTGCATCGAAGTACTTGCCCAGAACAGGGCCAAGTGAAGACACGTCATCAACAGTCTTGCTGACTTTTTTGATTAGCGCAACCGCCGCCTGTATCCCAGCAAGGGCTGTGAGCGGATCAATCATTTTCGTTCAACCTTTTCCCACTGTAGGCAAACAACTCTGCGGTTATAGACATCCCCCGTCCACGTCCACCGCACACAGCGGTATTCAGTCTTTCTGTCTTGGCTGGCTGCTCCCGGTAGAAACACCAAAAAGAGCATTAACAACCATCTCATACATCATGCGGGCTCTAGCATTTTTTTCTTGACCTTGGCAGTAATGATGGCTGTCGATGTATCCCGATCAATGCTTAAGTAGCCTTGGCAAATGATGTTGTAGTCCACGCCGTTAGCGTCTTTCTCGCTTTTGATCGGGGTCATAATGTCAATGTTCTTGAACAAGAACTCCTTGCCGTTTTCAAAGACGCGCCAGACGTGATCCATCGAACCGCGCCCAGCTTGGCCACGAGACTTGTTGAACCGAATCTGGTACGTGTTCATACAATCTCAGCCGCTGGCATTGGACAGGAGGTTTGAGGAGCCATGATTACTATCAAGTTGAAATGCACAAACTTAATTGGCTTGTCCGCTGCATGGCGGGTAAACGAATGCGAGAGCCATGAGTTAGCAAAGATCATCATGCCGGGTTTGGGCGTGAAGTTAATCATCTTGCTGGCAGGTGTTGCCATACCCATGTCTTGCTCCGGCAAGTCAATCTGCACCTTAGCCGCGCGGGGGTCGTGAAACACTAAGCGAGAGCCGTCTTCTGGAGTCTCAAGGAAGTAAAAACCCACGATCTGTGAGCCAAATCCGTGTACATGCGCGTCCATTGCAGAGTGCTTGTGATGCTCTTGTGTCCACATTTCTGTGAACTGCACCGCCTTGTCCTGCATGGCATAGCCCTGCTCATTGAGGATGTTCCAAGCAGTCGCACCGACAAACTCAGAGAACTTGGCCATGCGGGGGTCACCAAAATAATTGCCCGTCATGTAGAGCGGGTAGATTTCGTTGAGCGATTGCGTCTTGCGGGCTTCAGCCAAGCCCTCTTCAGAGACTGTGTTTACAAGTCCCAAAAAGTCAGAGCGCTCAATGATGTAAATTGGGCACGGGAAGTGATGCGCAACTTGAAGCTGCGTTTGCAGGACAACTTCAGCTACCGACTCGGCGGCTTTACAAACCTTGGCTACTTTGCTCACGCTGCCACCCAAGTCCATGCAATAAAATCAAACTTGTATTCGCCTTCTAGACGCACGGGAGTATCTTTCCAGTTGGCATCTGCGCCACACCAGAAAGTCATGATGCCAGCGGCAATCTTTGTCTCATCTGGCTCTGGGCGAGGGATTGGCGGCTGCATAGTGTTGGTAGCCTCGTCCAAAGTCCAAGTAGACCAATTCTCAGCTTGTGGGCGATTGTTAAAAGCCGTAACAGTTTCTTGTTGCTTGGCTGCTTTTTCTTCGGTAGTCATTTCACGCACTGTCCACACGTCAGTCCACACACCATCTACCTTGGTATAGACAGGCTCATCAGAGTCCATTTTCTGGTAAATGCCAAGCGTAGGACGTTCGACACGGGTAAATGGCTCCCAGTGTGCTGGGACTGCGCCAAACGCTTGGATGAGGTTGTCCTCAAACGCAGGATGGTTTTTAATTACACCGTTTTCAGTTTCAATGTAAAGGTTCATAAATCACCTGTACAAGTTGATGGGAACGAACGAGTAGTGCCGGGCCAGATGATACGAACTGCCCCACTTGCGCCGTTAAGACCCGAGGCTACGCCGCCACCACCATATACGCCGCCATTAATCGCACCACCACTAGTGCCGCCAGAACCACCGCCGCCGCTTACTGCACCGTTAGTCCCTTGGCCTAATAGCCCAACGCCACCTCCACCAACGCAATTGCCACCACCAGCGCCACCACCACCAGCGCCATTTTGGGGCGAAGAACAGCAAATGCTTCCATTGCCGCCATTACCAGCGTAACCCCCGGCACCACCGCCACCCTCACCCCCAATGCCGCCATTACCGCCGCCATCACCTGTTCTGCCAGTCCTACCAGTAGCGCGGACTGTACAGGTATTTATAAAATATGACGCAACGTTAGCAATACCAATTCCTACGCAATAGGAACTACCCGGAGTTACTGAAATATTGTTTTTATACGACAAGGCTCCGCCGGAAATACACGCCGTAGCCACAGTAACGACAGAAACCGAGGTAACGCCCGCTGGTGCAACAAATGTATAAGATGTTCCTTTGCCTGAGTAGGCTTGTTGGCCGGGCGGAGCGCCAAAACTTCTTTGGTTTTGAAAAACAGCTTGTAGTGCGCCACTCATGTTAATCCACTCCCTGAAATGAGCCAAGATGTTGAGGTGATCTTAATGCAGGTTGCCGACCCGTTTGTTGCTAGAGTTCGTGAACCTGTTGTACCTGCGGAGGATAAAGTCAATGTGTCTGTCGTGATGGCAATCGTAACGTTTGCCACTGCCATGTTGATAAATGTGAGTGCTGTACCGATGGGGTAGGCCACGGAACTATTTGCGGGAATGGTGAATGTCCTTGCGTTGTTGTCACCAACCGGGTGAAATATATGCTTGCCTGAATCAGCAAGAACCAGTGTGTAATTTGCACTTTGGCTGTTCTGTGGGATATTTCTAAAACCAACAGCATCTGTGCCATCAACTGTGCAGGCGCTCAGTGTGCCCGAAGTGGGGGTTCCCAATACAGGAGTGACAAGCGTAGGCACACCTGCTGAACTAATAGTGATACCCGTATTGCCTGCCCCCTGAAGACCCAGCGCACCAGAGGCATCACCCGTGATAATCGCACCGCCAGTAGCGGTGTCCGCATTAATTGTTGTGGTCATGTGTTACTCCAATGCTTGGATTTTTGCTGTCAAGGCAGCAAGTTCTGCCATGAGTTGTTCTTTGGTTGGGGCGGGTGGCGCAACGATTTCTGGTTCAGGGGGCGCTGTGAACACGCCGTTAGCGTAAGTCCAACCAATGCCGCCCCCAGTAGCTTCGATAAGCCCGGGCATAAAGTCAAGTGACTCTACTACGATAGTGTTTATGATGACGCCGTTAGCGTCTAATTGATATGCGTTCATGCCATTCCCCATATTCTTACTTCACCTCTTGCACCCGCGCCAGATGACGCACCAGTGTGTGTTCCACCTCCACCTCCTGCCGGGGCCGTGCCAGCCGTTCCGCTGCTTGCGCTAGAAGCTGCACCCCCATTCCCACCAAGCTGACTAACACCCGGAATTCGAACAGTGGCGGCATTAAGGCTTCCGCCAGCGCCTCCGCCAAACACTGAAGTGCCAGAATCTGCTGAACTTATCGCAGTAGCTCCGCCCCAAACAGTTGAAATTCCAGTTGGGTCATCAGAATTACCGCTTTCATAACCAACCCCTCCAAATATATTAGATGCTTTTGCACCGCTGCGCACAGAACCGCCCTCTGGGAACGTAACGGCTCCAAATACAGTAAGCAAAGAGCCAATTGTTGTGTTTCCGCCGAGATTACCGTTAGCTACACCTGTAACACCGATACCACCTGCGCCGATGCTTATGGTTTCTGTTGCCCCAAAAGTTGAAGCAAGCATAAGAAAGTCAAAACACCCGCCGCCACCACCACCTACTGCATTAGCCGCCGTGTTTGTCTGCCGCTGTCCAGAACTCCCGCCAGACCACGCAAGACCCCCAAAATACGAATAACCCGGCGGTTTAGTAAATGTGCCTGTGGCCGTAAAAGCTCGATAAAAAGGCGATAGCACTATAGAGATAAACGCAGTCCCCGTACACTGCACCAGCCGAGTTTCGCCGCCGTACATCATATAACTTGTCAAACCATCGATTGTTTCACTGGCGTTTGGGTCAAGAGTAATGTCGCCAGTACCGCTGTTGCGTAGGTAGACAAACCAGCCGCTACCCAACGTTGCCGCCGCTGTAAATGTTTGTGAAAATGTACCGCTGGTGATGTCAATTAGTGTGCTGTTGTCAGCAGCGGCAAGGATGGTGTTTGCTGTGCGGGCAGAACGAATGACGCTGGCGGGTAAAGCAGCTACAAGTTGCACACTGGCATTTGGGAATGTTATCCCTGCTGTGCCGTCAATAATTGTGGTCATGATTTACTCCAAAGGTTGAATTGCTTTTAGTGCGTCTACTGAAAGCGCAGAAGCAAGCGTCGGAGCCAAAGTTGCTGGCAAGTCGCGCAGTTCTTGCTTACGCGCTCTAATCTGCGCCAGAGTTTCTGCATTACCCATGTCTTGTGCTTTGATGGCTTCAACATCAAGTTTAGCCAATTCAGCGTTGCGCTTAATGCGAATACTTTCTAAATGAATAGCTCGAGCTTTAACCATATCAACATCAATGGTAAGTTCAGGAGTAGTGTCTGCCCAAGCATTTCGGAAAGTTCGGTCTGCTGGGATTGCAGAATCAGGCATTTGGCGGTGGCTGACATAGGTGTCTGGGTTTACCAGCTTCCATTTTTTAAGAGCCTCAGCTTCGTCTGCCCCTGCAACAAGCGTCATCACTGCCACGCTTCCGTCTGTGCATTTGATTATTGTTTTCATAGAGATTCCTTATTGATCACCAAAACATGCAAACATGTATGCCGCTGGGTCTCTAGCAACACCTTGAGGATCTCTATTAATTCCTCGAAATGATCCTGCTGTCGGGTCTACCCCGCCAGTTCCAGTGCCGTCAACGGAAATGTAGCAATCGTCAGCACCCGCGACAGATGTTCCTACAATGACATAGTTTGTGCTACTAAAATCTGTTGCAATGGTAACTGCCACCTTGCCCGTAGCTACATCGGTAATAGATGTTACGTTGTACGACCCTAGTATTGCTCCAGCGGCATCACACTTAATCCATACCTTAGCAAGCCCACTTGAAGGCGTAGAAACTGTAGTCCAAGTTGGCGCTGAACCAGTCCCTGACGAAGTTAGCAATTGACCGTTAGTGCCATAAGATGGGGAAGAACCCACACCTATCGAGCCGTTTGCCGCCAAGGTGACCGATGGGGTTGTGCCGTTGACTTGGAGTTGTAGTTCGCCCGACGTGTTGCCGGTGCTAACTAGCGCCGTGCCTGAAGTTGTTCCTGCTGCAATCGTACTCATATGATCCCCTTAAATTACAACCCAGCGTTGGCCGGAAGAAACTGTGACAGCGTAGCCGCTGGAAACGGTCATTGGGCCTACTGAAAACCCGTTTGTACCAGAAGCAATTGTATAGTTCACGCTAATGGTTGTCTTGTTAATTATGATTGCGCCATCAGCACCTGAAAGGCTACCACCAGAATTAGCAAATGATAAAACACCGTTACCGTCAGTAGCTAAAACTTGATTGGCCGTACCATCGTTA